ACCCCCAAGCCCTTCGTAACCCCCGGCGCGATACAACTTACCTTCAAGCGGGTTTAACAGGGCTTCAGGTTCTTACGGTGAGCCCGCCAGACCCGTCTGCGGAGCTATCTTTTGGTACACCGTCTGGCGGTAGTCGTGTTATACAGTGGGGGTGGGCCCCGGTTGGGCTTAACAACCCTTTGCAGTTATCTGGCCTTACGAATAACTTGTTAGGCCAAGGACAAATAGGCACAGTAACTATTACAACATCTTAGGAGTACATCATGGCTAAGGAATCTTCAAAGAGCGATATCAAGCAGGATAAGGCCATGATTAAGGCCATGATCCATAAGCATGAACGGCACGACCATCCCGGCAAGCCGCTGACAAAGTTTGCTAAGGGTGGTAAAACTGGTGCGCAGATGAAGGCTGTGGGCCGTGGTATGGCGAAAGTCATGAACCAGCGCAAGCACATGCGGCCTGTTCGTAAGATGGGGATTTAAGATGGCTGAGAAAATTTACCGGGACCCTAAGTCGGTACCGATTAACGGTAATAGTGGTTATCCGAATAATACAGCTAGTACCCAGACCCAAAAAACTCGTGGTACGGGTGCGGCTACCAAGGGTACTAAAAGCAGCAGCAAACTGGGGTAGCCCGTGAACTACACTACGCTTGTAGGTACTATTCAGGCTTATACTGAAAACGATTTCCCCAATAGTTCGGGGACGGGTGGACTTACGTCTACCCAGCAGATCAACACGTTCATTCAGGAAGCTGAACAGCGCATCTACAACACGGTGCAGTTACTGGACCTGCGCAAGAATGTGACCGGCAACGCCACGGCTTCTAATATGTACCTTACGGTGCCTACGGACTGGCTTGCTAACTATTCACTTGCAGTAATTGACCCGGTTACTGGTGGCTATGATTACCTACTGAATAAGGACGTTAACTTCATCCGCGAAGCGTTTCCGTATCCGGCGACCACTGGCAAGCCCACCCACTATGCCATGTTCGATCAGAATTCATACATCTTAGGTCCTACGCCGGATTCCAATTACTTGGTGGAACTCCATTATTTTTACTATCCGCCGTCTATCGTTGAAGCGGGTACATCATGGCTGGGCGACAACTTTGATTCTGTTCTTCTCTACGGCTCGCTTCTGGAAGCGGGGGCTTTCATGAAGTCCGAAGCCGATACTATGAGCGTCTACCAAAAGCGGTATGATGAAGCCTTAGCCCAACTAAAGGAATTGGGTGAAGGGAAGAATCGACAGGATATGTACCGCACGCAACAGGTTAGGTACCCCGTTAAATGAGCGATATGTCTTTGGTTTTTGGTGTCGATGTTGGCAATGTGATGGTGCAGACCACGTATAATCGCGGGTTTACGCCTGAGGAGATTGCCGAACGCGCACTGGATAAGATTGTGCATGTGGGTAGCAACGCGCACCCCGCTATCAGGGAACAGGCAGAAGCTTTCAAGGATAATATCCGTGCGGTGTTGGTGTATTACATGAATGAGGCCGTTCGGTCTCATAACGTTACTCTGGTTAGCAAGTTCCAGAAAGCAGGCTATCCCGAGCTGGTTAAAATTCTGGATACTTAAGGAGAACTACAATGGCAATTACGCAAGCTATGTGCTCTAGCTTCAAGGCTGAGCTTATGTTGGCCGTACACGATTTTCGTCCTGCCGGTCAGACCGGTGCCAGCACATTTAAGCTGGCGCTGTATACTTCGTCGGCTGCTATCGACGCCAATACTACGGCGTACACATCCTCTAACGAGGTGTCGACTTCCGGTACGAACTATACTGCCGGTGGCAACGCGCTGACTAATCTTGGTGTTACTACGGTTGATACCAGTTCTTCGGCGGGTACGGGGTATACGAACTTCAGCACCCTTACTTTTTCGAACGCGTCGTTCACGGCTCGTGGTGCGCTTATCTACAACACCACACCCAAGTCTAACAGCAACGCCAATACTACGCTGACGAACGCTGCGGTGTGTATTCTGGATTTTGGTGCGGACAAGACTGCCAGCAACGGCGACTTCTCTATTATTTTCCCGTCAGCCACTAATACAACGGCTATTATTAGGATTTCCTAATGGCTCTTGTAGTCGCAGATCGCGTACAACAGACGACGACTACTGCTGGTACTGGTACCGTTACTCTCTCGGGTAGCGTTACTGGTTACCAGTCGTTTTCGGCTATAGGTAATGGCAACACGACGTACTACACGCTCGTGGATGGTAGCAACTGGGAAGTTGGTATCGGTACCTATACTGCATCGGGCACTACGCTTTCGCGCGATACAGTGTATGCATCCAGTGCTGGCGGTACGACAAAGATTACTCTTAGCGGCGGTACTACTAACGTTTTCGTGACGTATCCGGCTGAAATAGCCACGATGTTGACTAACCCCACCCCCACCAATGGTGGTGTGGTTTACGGTACTGGTACTGCGATTGGCGTTAGCGCAGTTGGCACAGCTGGTCAGATTCTTCTGTCCGGTGGTGCTGGCGCACCGACTTGGTCTAATGGTGCTGTTTATACCAAAACATCTTTTACGGCCACAGCAGGGCAGACTTCTTTCTCGGTAACGTACACTGTCGGTTATTTGGATGTTTTCTATAACGGCTCCAAACTCTCGACATCGGAATACACCGCCACAACCGGAACAACGGTTGTGCTTGGAACGGCTTGCAACGCTGGCGATATTGTAGAAACGATCGCATGGGCAATCTGGAGCGTCACCAATACCAACATCGGCATCGGTACTGGCACGTCGCTGGCTCTTGGCGGAGCAACGATTGGTAGTAACACTTTCGCAGTAACAGGTAATGTTGCTATTAGTGGTAATGTTACTGCAACTGCATTCAATAGTTCAACGCTTGCTGTTCATACTCGCCAAGTATTCCTATCTGGATCGTCGGCTACCTACACAACCCCGGCTAATGTTCGCCAGATCGTCATTCGCGTTAAGGGTGCTGGCGGCGGTGGCTGTGGTGGCGGTGGGTCTGGTATTACAAGTGGTACTGATGGCGGCACTTCTAGTTTCAATAGCGTAGTCGCCAACGGCGGAACGGGCGCAATCTTCTCTTCAACAGGTATCGCCGGTCTTGGTGGTACAGGCGGCACCGGAACTGCTAGCTTCAGGCTTGCTGGCAACGCGGGCACCATGCCAGCTTCACTAGTGTGGACCTCAACTAATTGGTTGGTATTTGGCGGCACTGGCGGTGGCGCGGGCGGCGGAATTGGTAAAGGTGCTGCTAACGGTATTGCTGGGGTTGCTAATTCTGGCGGTGGCGGCGGGGGTGGTTCTGTTGGCAGTGCATCACAGGCTACCCTGTCTACTTATAGTTTCGGTGGTGGCGGTGGCGAAGGCGAGTATCTTGAACTTATCATCAATAGCCCGTCTGCGACATATACTTACACAGTCGGAAGTGGTGGCGCTGCCGGTGCTGGCGGTACTGGTGGATACAGCGGCGGCGGGGGTGGCTCTGGTGTCATTATCGTGGACGAGTACTACTGATGAGATACGCAATCATCGACCTTTCGACTAACCTTGTAGCCAATGTCGCGGAAATTGAACCCGGCGACGGCTCAACGCAGCCCGAAGGTACACTCAACTTCCAGTCCGACACTGCCGGAATTGGCGATAGTTGGGATGGTACGAGCATTGTTCCTAAACCTGCACCACCTCGTGAGGTAAGAGAATAAATAGAATGAATAATGGAAAACATTAAATGTCTATAAATCGAAATATGTCCATACTTGCTACGGGTGCCAGTTCTACTGGCATCATCATCGTCGATGAAATCTATTAGGGCTAACCCATGACCATCACCCGCAACTTATCGATACTTGTTAACCGCGCTGGAGACTAAATAATGACTGCAAATCTCACCACCCGCCTTGGTCAGCTTGTTGATGTGCTGACGCCGGATACGACCAACACCCGCATCGGTGTGGCTAACGCTAGTCCTACGCGCACACTGGATGTGACCGGCACGGGTGCTATCAGCACATCTCTGGCTATCGGCGGCGCGACCATCGGCACTAATGCTCTGGCTGTCACTGGGACAACGGCGTTGTCGTCCACGTTGAATTTCGGCGGTTATGCTGCGGAAGGCACCGTCACGGCTGCGGCAACAACTGACCTAGGAACATCCACAGCCAACCGGCAGAGCGTCACCGGCAACACGACAATCACCAGCTTCGGCACGGGTGCAAACCTATACCGCATAATCCGGTTTACCGGCACTCCGCTGATTACCTATAACGCTACCAGCCTCATCACACCGACTGGTGCCAACATCCAAGCTTCGCCGGGAGATTACGCCACGCTTTCGTCGGATGCGTCGGGCAATTGGACGATTACCAGTTATCAGCCGTTTGGTGGCGTTAAATCCGCTAGCGTTGGCACCACCAATTTTGGAAGCGGGTCGGCTGCAACGCTTACATCAATTGCCTTGACGCCCGGCAAATGGCTTTTGAGCGGCACATTTGTTTCCAACTTTGGAGCGTTGTCGGTTTATCAACTCGGCATCGGCACCAACA